GCACATGGCGGCCAAGGGCTATTGGTCCTCGCCCCACGGCCAAACCCCGTCGGCCACGTTGTATGCCGCGCTCCTCCGTGAGGTCCAGCGTAAAGGCGCGGCGGCCCGCTTCGTCAAGACCGGGCCGGGCCGGTTCGCCTATCGTGGCACGCCGTAACGGGGTAATCCCGCGGGTCCAGTGGCGCGCCGCGAAGCGAGCCGGGCTTCCGGCACGCCCCTGGCGCGCGGACGCCGCGCTTCGACTCGGCGCCTTAGCGTGTCGCCCTGCTGCGGCCGTGCTTGGTCACAGCAAGAGACCACGGACTGGTGCCGGCATCATCCCCACGGCATATTCCCCCGCCCGTGCCGACCGGTCGGCATGAACTGGGCCCGCTTCGCCCGCCACTCCTCGCCGGGCGACTCGCCGAATAGGCTCCGGCTGTTGGGCGCAAAGGAAATGCCTTGCAGACCCGCCGTGCCCTGCCTGGCGTACAGCTGCGCCAGCCATAGCGCCAGCGCGTAGGCCACGGCCCGGTCATCCGGCTCCCCTTTCGGCGCCCGTAAGCTGGCGCCCTCGATGCTCGCCAGTTGCATAAAGGTGGCAAAGCTGTGGAGCACCGTCTGCTGTTGGCGGAAGGCGTCGGCCGCCTGGGCGTACAGCATCGCCTTGCCCGTCGCGTTGCTGAGCCAGCCATCTTTGTGGTCCAATCCCGAGCCCAGCGCCAGGCTGCTATGGTCGCGCAGCCACAGTAGCACCGCATAGCCGTGATTGTTGCGCTCCACCAGCACACCGGCTCCGCCGTACCACTTGGCGATCAGGTCCACGTGGGCGGCGAACACCGCCGGCTGGAACTTGCCTGCCAGCGAGGCCACCTCTTCGCCGCTGGCCCGGTCCAGCACGGCCAAAGCGGAGTCGTCGCTGGTCGGGTTGCCCTCGGCCGGATCGGCACCGAGCACGTAGGAGTGGCCTACCTCGGGCAAGACATAGACCTCCAGACCCGGAATAGCGGGCGCGCCGGCCGGCAGTTGCGCCAGCGGGCTACGCTCCTGGTAACACTGCCGCAACCAGGCCGGAGCGATCCGCTTATCCAGGGCCCGCGCCGCTAAGGCCTCGGTGTCCGTGGCTGGGTATTGCTCCTGCAGGTCGTCAACCGAACCGGTGCGGTGAAAAATGTCCTTCTTTTGCGCGTCGTACCAGCCGGGATCGCGGTCGGGCCGGGCCTGCCAGGGCAGGAAAACGGCCTGCCAATCGGTCTGGCCTTGCTTGGCCGCGCGATAAATCCGCTTGAAGGTCGATTGCGGATTACCTTTGTCGGCCCGGCTTAACAGGATCATCCGGCCGCCGCCGTCGATGGTCGGCTTGACTGACCTCAGCAAGGCATCCAAATGGGGCACCAGATCGGCCTCATCGACGATTGCCAACGTCGCGGTGTAGCTATCGCCCGCCGTGGTCGGGAAGGCCAAGACGCGCGAGCCGTTGGACAGTTCCCATTCATGATCGTTGTTCGCGCCGAACGACCGCACCTTCATCCAGCCCGGCAGCCGATCGTACATGCCGCGCAGGCGCGTGCCGAGCAGGTCCACGGCTTCATCGTCCCGGCGCGAGAAGAGCAGCACCGTGGCCGCTGGCCAGAAGAGAATTGACCAAAGGGCAAAGCCCAGCACCAGCCAGGTGAGGCCGAGTTGACGGGCCTTCAAGATCACGGTGAGCCGTTTGGCCGCGATGGTCGAGAGGGTTTGCATTTGTGCCGGCCACAAGCGGAAGGGCATCCACCCGCCCGACACGGCGTCGTAGATTTGGACGTAGGTGTCGAGGAAGTAAGCCGGCGACTTACGACACTTACGGATCTCCCTCTGGTACTGGCTCGCCTGTTGCCGAGTGCACACGATCATGCTGCCAATCCTCCAGTTCCTTGTCGGCGTTCACCGCGTCTTCGAGCGTGAAGCCGATGGGTCCGCCGCCCTTGCCGGTTAAGCGCCGCTCTTCGATGGCCTCGGGTTCGCCGCGGGCGGTGCGTTCGAGCTTGGTGGCTTCAACCAGAAAGCGCAGCACGTCGGCGACGGAGAGGGCGTCCACATCCAAATCCTTTAGGCGTTGCAGGGCCTTACTTTGCAGAGCCTGGGCCTCTTGGATATGGCGCTCGTTCATCTCCGTAAGGGCCTTGGTGTGGCTCTCGCGGGCTTGCTGGCGCTGGTGTTCATCCCAGGCTTCGGCGCGCTGCCGCCAGCGCCAGCGCATCGCCGCGCGATCCCAGGCCCCAGGCACGCGGCTGGCCGGGGTGTTTTGGCCTGCTGTTTGCCGTTCGCGGTTGTAGACGGCCAGCAGCGAACGGCCGGGGCCGGCCAGACGGTAACTCTCGAAGCGCGCGAACCAGCGGTTGGGCTCGCTCGCTTGGCGCTCCCAGGGCTGCGGCTGCGGCGCGGGGTTGGACATGCTGAGCTCCGTGGCCGTTGGCCGTTACGGCGCGGTTCGTTGCGCCTTGTGGCCCGTGAACTGCTCCCAGCGCGTCACGATCACGTCGCAATAAAGAGGATCGATCTCCATCAAGAAGGCGCGTCGGCCCGTCTGCTCGGCGGCAATCAACGTTGAGCCGCTGCCACCGAACAAATCCAGGACGTGCTCGCCGGGGCGCGACGAGTACTGCAGCGCCCGCACTGCCAGCTCCACGGGTTTTTCGGTCAGATGGACCATCGCTTGCGGGTTGACCTTCTTGATGCTCCACACGTCGGTGGCGTTGGTGGGACCGTACCAATGATGGGCGGCGCCCTCGCGCCAACCGTAAAAGCACCACTCGTGGTTGCCCATCATGTCCTTGCGCGTCAGTACCGGATGCTCTTTGATCCAAATCACGGCCTGCGAGAAATACAGTCCGCAGGCTTGTAACACTGGCGGGTAGTTGGCAACGTTGGCATACCCGCCCCAGACCCAGAAGCTACGACCGGGCAGAAGGACATGGGCCAGATTGCCAAACCAGGCCTGGAGCAGTCGCTCGAACTCGGCCCCTGAGACGAAATCGTTGGCGAGGGGCCGGTCCTTGGCCCGCAGCTTCTTCTGCGTTGGCTTGGCCTTTTCCGGATGGCGCGCCAAGTCCAGGGATTGGTGGTGCTGCAGACCGTCCGCGCGGCCGGTTTTGTTCAAGCGTTTCCAGGGCTGCGGTTCGTCGCGGGGAAATGAAGAGAGCCCGGCGGCGATGGCGTTATTGGACCGCGGCTCGACCTTGACGTTATACGGCGGATCGGTGTGAGCCAGGTGAATGGCAGTACCGTCGAGCAGCCGGTCGACATCGTCAGCCTTGCTCGAGTCGCCGCACAGGAGCCGGTGCGTGCCCAGGATCCAAAGATCGCCCAGCCGGGTGATTGGGTGATCGGGTGGCGCTGGAATGGCGTCCGGGTCGGTCTGGCCGGAGCAGGCTAACGCCGGCAGATCGATTTTGCACTCTTGGGCTAGCGCTTCCACCATGGCGGCCACATCTGGCGATTCGAACTGCAGGCTGGACAGCAGCGCCTGGAGGTTGTCCTTGTCCGCGGCGGCCATCGCGGCGAGCGGGTCGAGCGTGAGCAAGACTTTTTCGGCTTCCTCCTCGGTGAGATCGGTCACCAAGACGGGGACCAAAGAATCGGGCGTCGTTTCGGCGCGGAGGTGACCGTCGATCAACTGCAGGCTGCCATCGGACAGTTCGCGGGTCAGCAGCGTATCGGCGTAGCCGATTTCGGCTAGCAGACCGCGCAGGGCGTTCTTCTGTGACTCCGGATGCACGCGCCAGTTTTTGGGATGGGGTTTCAAATCGCCAGCGCGGACACGGCGAAGATCCTTAATGCGATCACGAATCAACACGGCTCACCTCGGTTTCGATGATCTCGTTCCGAACTCGTACAAGTCACAGGGGGCGGACGGCCCGCTCCCCTGAACGTGCTCAGGTGAAGGCCCGAGCTTGAAAAAATGATAGGCAACGGGATCGCTTGATTTGAGTCCGAAAAAGGTACGAAATTCCGTACCCTGTCAGACCGTCGGCTGGAATTGATAAACGCCTTTGCTCACGGGCTGAACGGGCCTTGCGGTCAGGCCCAGTCGGTCGCGGAGATTACGGTTGAGGTCGCACACGTAAGCTTTGGCCAGGCGCTCGACACAGGCAGGATCGGTACAGGCTTGCACAACTTGTGCGGCGGTCAGGCGCATCCCCGGCGCGGCGCGAAAAGAGGCCAGCAGCTTCAGATTCACTCCTCCAAGCGGCTGTAAGACCCCACCAAACCAGAAGCCACCTACGGTGCACGTCCAGTTCGTCTGGCTTTGATTCGTGAGGAGTCTTTCATGCTCCTTGCACGTTTCGCGCAGCCGCTGGGCCGCCCCGATGAGGCACTCCGGCCCGTCCGGCGCGATCCGACCCAGTGGATGCTCGAACTGCCACGGCCACTGCACCCAGCCAAGATCAGTGTGGATGCGTTTGCGACTGCAAAGCAGACCATCAACCCAAGGGACATACCTTTGCCATGCTGGCACCATGCCCACGGCTTGTAAGACTTCGTAGGCGTCCGGCTCCGGGACAGGCCGCTCTGGGCTGGCAGACGGGTTGAGTCCGCGCTCCAGGTCGGTCATGGCACAGACCACGTCGTGCGCCGCCGGCGCCGGAAGTGATCGTCCGTCGAACATCCAAGAACGGCCAAGTATGGGGAGGTTCGCCAGGATGCTGTGCCCCGCACGAATGGCGCAGTCGGCCAGTGTCGCTAAGCGCTCGATGGATCGTCGAACTAATTGTTGTGGCTCAGATTGGCCGTGCTCTAGCACACCGGGTCTTCGGATTGCTGGCGTATCCTGCACGGTTGCCATAGGAAGCCTCCATTAAAGATGAATCGATATCGCACCCCAAAAGCAGTAGTAGCCGTCGTCAGGTTGAAGCGCTTCACCGGCCGGGCTGTGGCGCAGCCCATGTGCCGCGTGCGACACCCAGCCAAGAGCACCGCCTAAACAAGAAAAGCCGCGTGGCAGAGAGACCCGCCACGCGGCTTGTTCATTGCCGCTTCGCCTAACTAACGGGGCACCGCTTACAAGACACATAAACGATCTTGAATAAGAAACCTAAGTAAATCAAGGGGAAAACTCAAATGGGCCTGGTGATCACGCGCGCCATAGTTATGCGCACCGAGACGGATGCCGTCACAACCACCTGGGAGCGAGCGTGTACTCGAAGCCCGTTTTTATCCCGCCTTTTCCCGCCTTTTCCCGCCTTCCTTGCCGCACAGTCTCGGCGTATCGTCCTGCCGTTGGAGCTCTTCGGGAGGCGTTTACTCGGAGAGGGGCTCTCTCGCTTGAAGGCGAGAGTCCGGACCCGAACTCAGAACACCGCTCTACTGAGTCCGGAAATTCGACACAGGGAGAACTGGCGAGAGCATCCCACCGAACGTGGACACCGCAGGATAGGCGGAAAAACACGGGAGGAGTCGCTCGACCGGAAAGAGAGTATCGGAAGGGGCCGCTAACTCCTGGGTAGGCAGTTTCGCTCTGAATTCTCGCCTCCCCGATC